ACGAACGGCTTACCACCATAGAGCGTGGAATAGACGATTTCGTTCACATAGTTCGCAGGACTCAGAAGGCCGTCAGGATGGGTAAGCCGCTGGAACGTGACTCCGGCTGGCATGGCGATACTGCCAGGATAAGAGCCGAAAACATAGATCGTATCGGCGGTAGCCTCCATGCCGAAGGTAAGTCCGTCGGATAGCGTGGCAAACTCGACGAAAGCCTTACGCTTCTCGATTTCACCGCCACGCGAGATGTGGGCATTGTCCAGATGCTGAAGCGTTCCGGACTTGGCCGTAAGGGGATGACGCCGAGTGTCGAGTCCGGCAGAGAAGTTCTCGACGACAAGGTAGGACATAAATTAGCGTCCGGTTCGTTCGGACGGAAGGATACGCGCGCCGCGCAGGTTCCATTCGCGGTCGTTCGGAAGACCGCCACCAAGGGTGAAGACCTGCTGCTTGATACCAAGACCCTTGAGCTTTGCGTAAAGCTGGTCGGCTACCTGTTTCTTGCTGGCGGCGTCTTCGGACTTGGCGCGTTGCAGGAGTTCGACGGCGGCATACAGGACGATCAGTTGGTCATCCAATTCGGCGCGGTCAGACTCAGCGACAAGCGGGTTGAGACGCTTGATGGCGCGGAAACGCATACGCATCGTGGACGACGACGGAACCGGCCAGACCTCAAACTGATTGCCTTCCCAATGACGCCAGCGGCGGATCGGGTCTTGCTTCATGCCTAACTCAGGGTTGGACTGATTGTATTCGCCAGGCGTGATGCCGTATTCCAGGCCGCGCCAGATCTGGGCGTAATTGACGTGGGCGGAGATGATCCGGTTGAAGTCAATGTCGTTGTCGAACGTGTAGTACCGCTGGCCGTCCTGCAACGGTTCGTCTCGCTCGATGTAGGCGAACGGCCAATCGAAATCAAACCACAGGCGTTCCTGCGTTCGGGACAGCGTCTGCTTGAGAGCCGGGAGGTGATTGACGCCCTGCGCGCGGTCGATGGACGCGCCGATTTCGGCGCGCAGCATATCTACGAGGGTAGAGAGTTGCGTACCGATAGCCATGGCTTACTTCTTGCCCTTGGGTTCAAAGCCTTCGACGCCGACTTCAGCCAGCTTCGACGGCAGGACGCTCAATGCGCCGGGAAACAGCTTCTTGAGGACTTCCTCGCCGTAGTTCTTGGCAAGGCGTTCGCGTTCGCCGCGAGCCGTGACGGAGGCATCGGCGCGGGTCTTGTTGATGTTGATCAGCGCATCCTCGCCGTGAATGGCGCGGAGGACGACGATTTCGGGGACGGAGACTTCCTTGATGACGGTATTCTCAAGAGAACCTCCGATGCGGACTTCGGTGTTGGCGTATTCCATGACAGCCATCTTGCCCCAACCAGGCGTCTAAGCAAGCAAAAGGGGGTGGCTTCCGTTAAGAAACCACCCCCGAAGGAGCCTATTTGCTACCGCTTAGGCGGTGGCGAGCTGATAGACGCCGCAACCGTTGAGCTGGCGGGCGGTGAGGCCACCGGTCCAGGTCATCGCGCGGTAGAGGACGTACTGATCGTGCGGGCGAGCCGGGGAGTGCGTCTTCTTGTCTTCGCCGTCCATGACCATCAGGTTCACGTTGGTACGGTCGATGAAGTAGATGCGATCCGAGTAGCCGAGGCTGTCCAGGGTCGGGTCGTACATGACTTCGCCAACGCCGAGGATGTTGATCTTGGCGATGCCGATGTCAGTCGTGCCGTTCTTCACGAAGCCCTGCTGCGTGTAAAGACCCTTTTCCGAGATTTCGGCTTCGAGGATCTGGATGGCAGCGGAACCAGCGAGGATGAGGTCGGGCTTACCACCGAAGCGGGTCAGCTGGCGAACCTCATTACGGAGGAACTTGGTGATGGACTGCGTACCGGAGGCGTAGATCAGGCGACCCTGATGACCATCAACCGGGGACGAGACAGTACCCACGGCGGAGCGATTGCGCCACAGGGGAACGGTCGCGCGGTCGATGCCGCCGACAGTACCGGTGGTGGGGTCGTCCGTGATGAGGGACAGCAGGCCGGGGACGAGCTTGGCATCCTGCGTACCGTCGCGCCAGAGCATGTTGTTGAACGAGCGCGCCCAACCTTCGGTCATGTCAGCGAGCTTCTGTTCAAGAAGGCCGGTGAGAACCGTGAGGTCGCGTTCGCTGTGCTTGCTGGTGGAGTCACCGTTCAGGCTATCGACGACGGAGAGGCCGTCGATCTTCAGTTCGGTGAGGGTCAGCGAGATACCAGCATGGATTTCCTTCCAGGGGAAGGAAGCGCGCTTGGTATTGGCGGGGTTAGCGTAGGAGACGGTATCGTTATGAGCGAAACCGGCGACAGCCGTCGTGTAGTCGAAGACGACCGGGACGGTGATGTTGCCCTTGCCACCGGGGAAGGTCTTCTGCTTCTTCGTGAGAGCGTTGAGCAGAGGCTTTTCCTGGATGGCATTTGCGAACGCCTCGCCCTTGATGTTGTAATCGAGGGCGGACGCGGTGATGTTATTGAGTTCGGCAGTAGTGAACGCCATGGTATTTCTGGGTCTTGGGGGTTAGTTGGCGAGGCCGCGCATAATAGCTTCCTTCAAGCTCTTGGGCGTGGCCGTAGCCGTGACGGACGACATGGTACTTCTCATCGGATTGATGGGCTGGCGCTGAGGTGCGATCTTGCGAAGCTGATCCGTGATTTGAGAGTAGGCGCGCTCAACGAGCGCTACGGCCTGCTCTGCGGTATTCGGCTTCTCAGATGCCATCAGCGTCCTTACCCGATCCGTGATAAGCGCCTCTTTCGTGGACCATTCAGGATCCTTGGACTTTTTCTGCTGTTCCCAATTCACCACCGCGTTCCGCATGCCGAGCTGCGCCTGGCGTTCATACTCAGCCTGGGCGTACTGAGTACGCTGCTGGGCGAGCTGTTGCTGGGCAAGCAAGGCGGCATATTCCTTGGCCGTTTCCGGGTCGATAGAGCCGTTGTCCACCTTTTCACGGATGGGGTCGGGCAGCTTCTCGCCAACGAAGGCGTCAAGGCGGGACTTGTATTCGCTGATGCGCTTATGGGCTTCAGCCGGATTGTTCTTCATCAGGGCCATGATCTGAAACCCCTCAGCGACTTCATTCGGCGTAAGACCATTCGACTGCATGTAGGTCGTAATCTTGCGGTATTCTTCGGCGGCGGGTTTCGCCTCCTTGAGTTCCGCTTGAACTTCCTTCCAGCGCGGGTGGTTGTGGAACGGCAGCTTTTCGCCCGCCTCAGTCTTCGGCTTGTCCTTGGCAACTTCGTCCGAAGTCGCTGCGGGATTGGCTTTCTGATCAGAGGATGCGGATTTGCTGTCAGTCCCCACGGTGGACGATGCCGCGTCAGCTCTATCCGTCGCGCGCTTCACAGCGTCGAGCAACGAAGTTGGCTTCTTGTTAGCGTCCGAGTCGCCCGCCCCCGACGAAATGGGCTGGCTATCTTGTTTAGCGTCGGCTTCGGCAGGAACCGAAGAAATGGGTTCAGCAGGCGTTTCGGCCTGCGGTGCGGTGTTCAAAACTTCCGCGTCGGCGGGAGCATTGGTTTCGTTGGTGTCGGGCATTGGTAGGGAAAGAGTAGTACCTTAGTCGTTAAAAATCAACAACTACTGAACCTGCACCTTGCCGGAACGGATTTCTCCAGGGGTAGGGTGGGTGGGGTCAGGCTGTCCGGCTTGGGGCGGACCAGCAGGCGCGCCGGTAGCGCCAGGGGCAGGACCGACCTGACCCGGACCGGCTTGCGGACCAGACGGCGGAGGGCCGCCAGCACCGGCAGGAGGAACGCCGGGAAGCTGCTTCTGAGCGTTCTGAGCGACGATAGACTGAAGGCCGGACTTGATGGCATCTTCCGGATCCATGCCGTCGTCGAGACGCTTGATGAGTTCGCGGAGCATCCATTCGGGCGACACGCCGGGGATTTGCAGCAGGACCGGAGCAAGGCGTTCAAAGTTGGAAATGTCCATCGCCTTGTTCGGGCGTCCGTTGGAACCACCTTCGATTTCGAGGTAGAGTTCCTGAGCGATATCATTGGCGGACAACTGCGGCCAGACAGCGCCAGGACCGGCGATTTTCACGGCGGTCTGCTGATCCATCTGTTCCAGCAAGACCTGGCCGGAAGCGCGGGCGACTTCGCTGAGGAAGTCCTCAAGGTCGTCGATGTTGGAACCAAGCGAGGACATACGGCTGCCTTCCGCGACGGAAACTTCCGTGGCGGTGGACGTGCCGGTGGAACCAAGGTTGGCTTCCTGCGAACCGACGACGCGCATCATGTCGTCGAGGAACGGCGTGGTATCGTACAGCGCTGGGTCGATTGGCGTATGCTGGATGGGCTGAAGGATCTGGTTCACGGCCATACCAGGCGACATGTTCTGAAGCTGGATGACGGCGTTCTCAGGATGCGCCTGAAGGTTGTTGATGTCAGAGTCGGACAGCGCGCCGGAGTAGGTGGCGTAGGCAGGGCGGTTGGCCTTGCGATGTTCGCGGAGCGACTGACGCGCGCGGTTGTATTCGCGCTGGATAGGGGTCAGCAGGCGGACGTCAGAGACAGGGAAAATGTCCCGGTCAGACTCAACTTCATTGAACGTCAGGACGAAGAAAGGCCAGAAGCGTTCCAGCTTCAGGTACGGTTCTTCCGGTTCCTTGAGGAAGTCGGGATAGCCGTCAGCGATGACATACACCAAGCCATCCTTCTTGGAATAGATTTCCCAGATGACGGCGCGTTCCTCGTTCAGATCCGTATCGCCCATCCGGTCCTTGTCCTTGTAGTCCGTGTATTTCTTACCAAGGTCCACCTTGTAGATTTCCTTCACCTCATCGGTCGTAAGGATGAACTCCTGGGCTACCCAATCAGCTCCGACGAAGCCATTGAGCTGACGGCACTTGGTGTCAGGGATGATGCTGTTGGCGAGGGGGAAGTCGAACATCAGACCTTCGCGGATGATGACGTCCTCGATTTCGAACAGTTCCTTCTGGAGCAGTTCAAGCTGTTCCTCACGCGCGCTGTTGTCGTCGAACTTCTGGTCGGCCTGGTCAGCCATCAGACGCTGAAGCGTCGCGATCTGTTCGGTAATGTCGGAGATGCGGAAGGCGTCTTCCGGACGCTTATCCATGATGCGATGGTAATTCAGCTTCATGTAGCCGACGCCGGTGACGCAGCAACGGCGGACAAGCTGCTTCATCTGCGACTTGAACAGCGGCTGCTGTTCACCGATCTGATGGTGCATCACGATTTCCATCGTCTTAGCGATCTTGTCCATCATCGTCTGCTTCTCGTACCCCTGCTTGATGTCCATCATCGTCTGCATCACGATAGGGTCAATGGGCTGATTGGTAGCCAGGGAGTTCTCGTAGGAAGTCTGGATGGCCGGGAGGGTGGACATTTCTCCGTCCCAAACGGCGAAGTCCATCGTCTTGCGACGCTTGGCTACGAACTTTGGGTTCTTGGCGTAAAGGGATGAGACTCGCTGGCCGATGTGACGCTGGATCCAATTAGCAACATATCGGTCGTCCGTAGGCGACTGACCAGGCCATTGTTTGCCCATGTAGAAGTCCATGTCCTCACGCATGCGGCCAAGCGACGTCTTCCAATGCTTCTTGGCGCGATGTACCTTATCGGACCATTCCTTGACGAAGGCGGCGCGGGAGGCATCGGTCGGTTCCGGAGCGTCGCGGACAATGCCGTTGGGAGCAGGGTTCTCAGCCTGTTCGTCATGCGGCTGCGAGCCGTATGGAGTCATGTCGCTTTCCATTGGTTCCTATTGATGTTCAGAAACCCCCTGACTGCAACTGTTTCCGTAGCCGTTCCTCCCACTTGACGGCCATCTTTACCCAAGCAAGCGTACCAGCCGGAGGCAGATCAGGTTCTTTCTGGGCGATGGGGGATACCCCCTGCTGGCGGGCAAGACCCATGCCAAGGTGGGCAAGGGCGTCCACGAAGTCATCGTGGCGGCTGGATGGGAACTTGAGCAGCTCGTTTTCGGCGTCGCTCCACCAATGGGTGAACCGGGGAAACTTGACCTTGCCCATCGACATACGACCCCGGATAGCCTGCGCGCGGGTCTGTTTGTCCTTGGCAGGGTGGACTTCCTCAAGGTTGCAATACACGTTCCGTTCCTGCTGGATCTTGCGTAGGAACGGACCGATGGACTTGGAGATATGACCCTTTTCAGCCCACCAGACCTGCGGTTTGTATTCTTCCATCATGTCGATCATCGCCTCGACCGTGTCATCCGTCTCGGCCTTGCGCCACCAGACCCCAGGCAAGACCCAGATGTTGTCGTCCTCATCCACCCCGATAGGGATAAGGCAGGTCTTGTCCGCATGCTGGGCGGTAGATACGGCATGGTCAGACGCCACATAGTACCGCATCCGATCCTTGGGAGGTAGTTCGTGCGGGGCGTAGGTATGCAGCCATTCCCGCTTGAAGTAGTCGCCGGTGTCGGGCGACGGCTTGCCTTGGTAGAGGGCGGAGAAACCCTTGTTGTTGTATCGCTTGATTTCATTCAGGAACCCAAGGCCGTAGCGTTCAGGCCATAGCGCCTCACCGGGCTGACGTCCCATCGGGTCATTGTCCTCAGCGATAGCCGGTAGGCTTAGGACGCGCCATTGTTGGGCAACTTCGTCGTCGTAGCAGGGATTTGTCGGGTCGGTGATGCGGCCAACCAGGTCGTCCTCATGCCAGCGGGTCATAATGATAACCACCCGCGCGCCAGCCATAAGGCGGGTCATGGCTACCTGCGTGAACCAATCCCAAAGCTTGTCGCGTTCGCGACGGCTGTTGGCTTCCTGATCGCCCTTGATCGGGTCGTCGATGATGAGCAGGTCTGCACCACGTCCGGTCAGACCGCCGCCTACGCCGACGAAGTGGGCTACGCCGCCTTCCTCCGTCTGAAGCTTGTCTGACGACTGACTGCCGGTACGCAGCTTGCAGCCGGGGAAGACTTGCTGGTAGGCCGGTCCGCGCATGATTTCACGGACGGACCTGCCGAAGTCCTGAGCAACGTCCTCGTTGTAAGTGGCGAAGACGACCTGGCGGTATGGGTCTTTTCCAAGGAACCACGCCGGAAAACGGCGGGAAGCCAATTCGGACTTACCGTGTCGAGGCGGCATGGAGATAATGAGACGCTGGTACGCCCCCTTCTCCACTTCCTCCAAGGCCGCGCAGATCGTGTGGTGGTGGCGTACCGGCTGGTAGCGCGACTTGTCCACGTTGTCCGGGTCTTCAGGGTCAGGCATCGTCATCTCGGTAAATGAGATGAGCGACTCCCTGGCCTTCTTGACGCGGATAAGCCGGGTGGCAGCCGCGATCTGGGCTTCCACCTCGGCTATCTCGGCCTGACGGCGCTTCTCGTCCGACGTCGGTTTCTTAGCCATTACGCCTTGGGAGCGACAGGGGCGACAGGCTTCGGAGGATAGACCGGCGTGTAGCCAGCAGGGATGGCCGCGAGCAACTCAGCCTCGGAAGGCTTGGTGAGAAGCGTAAGCGCCGTGTTAGCCTCGGAGACATACTTGTATTCTCCGATGACCAGGGCGGTCTTCTTCTCGTCGTTGATCAGGGCGTTCCAGCCGACAGGCAGGACGATCTTTTTGAGGTTAGGATTGGTGATGTTAGCCATGGGTGTAGAAAAGATTACCAGATGTTCTGCGATACATAGTAGCCATTGGAACCATCGGAATAGACCGCATACCACCAAGTCTGGTCATAGCCAATGTCATAGTAGGTATTGGATGCAATCTGAAGACCATACGGCGCTTGCCAATCTCCGTTTTCGCCATGGGTAGATCCGTCGCCGTTGGCTACGCCTTCGGAATACCACCAGGTATGATAAGCGAAGTTTCCGCTACCCACGTTGTTCTGCTGGGAGTCGGTGACGTACCAATCGAAGGTATCCTGATAAGAGGTGTAATCCAGCTTCCAACCTTGAGGATAATAGCATCCGTATCCGTTAGTAGCCTGGACATAGTTGTACGTTCCGCAGCTTCCGTCCGAATAGACGTCTGCGTACTGCCAAGCGCCGTCGAAGTATTGCCCGGAAGCGTCATAACCGCTGGTAGGAACGCAGCCTGAACCGACGTATTGGCCGAACGGAGGACATGCGCTGCAATTATCGGAAACGTAATAGCCGCCGTTGCCATCGTAATTGACGTAGCAGCATCCGTTTCCTGCGTCGTAAATCTGATGACCATAACCATAGCCATAGTCGCTGGAACCGCCGAACGAGTAGCTTCCGCCGTTGCCATCGGCGGCCTGGC